TCATAAATTTCGATGTACCACATTGTAATATATCGTATTTGTTTCTCCCCAGATCCAATAATTTTGCTTTGCCATCATCATTTTTTCAAGATAGTAAGGCTTATAATAATCATCGTCCTCTATTATAAATATCGCTTCTATGTTTTCAAGATCACAATTATTTCTCATTGTCTCAAGTCCAGCCTTAGTATTTCGTTCCTGAGTATTTTGCCCTACCTCCCACGTAGGCTCAGGATAGGTTTTAATTATAGTCCAATTTTCCCTAAAGTCTTCAGTGATAATATCTGTTGTAACAGGAACAGCATCGTCAATTATTATCCATGTGACGGCCCCTGTGTAAGTTTGGTTTTTCATCCATCTTACACACAGCTCAAATTGGTCTTTTCTTGCTCCGGTAGGCGTTATTAATACTATAGTTCCCTTTTTTTCTTCCTCCCATGGTTCTATTTCTGCTTGTCCTCGTCTAACTCTCTCTTTTCTCGTCCCTGCTGTGTCGTGCTTGATCCATTCCCCGGGAACGGCTGACCAAGCGATTCCTTTTCCATGAGTATGTCCAAGTCCAGGTAAGCACTTAATTATTTTATCTGTCAATCCTTGCTTATGTATATCCAGGGCAGCCTTGTAACATGGCGAGCCGTGATGAACGTACTTGTGAAATTTATAATACTCACTTATCTGTAATAGTTGAAAAAACGGATGTAGCATGTACATAAAGGGTTGGTCTTTATGTTCAGGGAAATGTCCGTATTCGTGTCCATCGTATGCCGTTTTCTCAGTATATCCGACCCCATATGTGTCCTCCTCCATCATATCAAGCATCTTTTGTATAGGGCTTTTATGCATTACTATATCAGAGTCAAAAATAAGAGCAAACCTTGTTTCACATATCCCTATTGCCATATCCATTCCCCTACCATGGCCTATGTTGTAGCCCCCCGCATATACGGTAGTTATATCTGATGCGAGTGAACGAGCATATAAATAGCAAGGATCTGTTTTGTCTGAACCATCAATGATAATAATTTTCATGTCAGGGTGAAACTTCCTAACAGACTCATATGCGTTCTGTAACAACTCTAAGGTGTTATGAGATACTACTATCCCTGTAATATCCTTCATTGAATTTTGTGTTATTGATGTCATTATGAGTGTGTATGTAGTTTAAATTCTATTGGTTTAGTATCAAATCCATCTCTGGTAAAACCATCTATTAATTGATATTCTATCTCTAATGACCAGGCACAAAAACAAAAAGATAACTGATCCCTATGAGTGAATCGTTTATACATCTGATCCCATAATATCATAAGGTCGTGAACCTCTTTACAGTTCCTTCTTATCATTACCCCATTTTCAGCTAATCCATAATGCTTAGGATAGCCCATTTCCCGGAGATAAGCAAGTTGTTTATTAATATTATCTCTCCCTACAAGCCCTAGCCTCCGACATTCTTCCCCTTCATCATATATACAATCCCTCCAAGGATGTTTGAATACCGCGATAGGATGTTTCTTAAGGTATTTATTAATTAATTTACCCGGTGACTCCAATAACTCCATATTACCATCTATGTAAATTGAATGCTTATAATCGGGTAAGTAAATGTAAGGATGAAATTTATACTTTCTCGACTCCCTTCTCAGGTTGGGTCCGTTGGGTTTAACTTTAATTACCTTATAATCATCCGTTTCTATATTTTGGTCTGTGAATAAAAAGAAATCAGCCTCCTCTTTAAATTCCTTTTTTACCTCATTGAGGCGATCAAAAGGACCCATGATAACAGTATAGACAGCTATCCTCGGCCCTTTATATGCTGTGTTACGAACTATCCTACGAAAGTTGGAGTGCTGTAATTTTTTGTCCATGCTTTTTGTTCTTTTGCTTTTTGTATTCTATAATCTGGGTTTGTAATAAGCTCATACAGGAGTGCAAGGAAATTATCATAAGAAGCCCATACTACCGGAGGTGGAGGGAAATATTTACTCGTATCTGGTTCAATTCCCCCTGTGATAACACAAGCCCCTAACATCATGGCTTCAATACCTGACTTCCCTAGTCCTCCATTATATATTATCTCCCCTCCCCATCTATCTTGTGGTACATCGGGGTTCTTGTAGATCATCTGGTCAATAAAAATATTAGCCTTGAGCTTTAACTTCAAACAATCGGTCATTGAAAGACCTTGTATATTGACATATTCAAAACCATGTCTGTTTTTAAGCTTTTTAATCACATCCATTATAAATGGTGTTCCCTTATATCTGGCCTTAATGGAGTTATTAGGAGAATGAGCTATTATTGGTTTTTCCTGATTTTTATATGATCCCTGGGCTGCTACGCTTATAGTCTGATAAATAGGCTTATAGGGATGGTGTATGAATGGATCCTTGTCAGGCATGGCATAATGGACTATTTTATTTTCAGTAATAAATTGATCTACCCACTTCCAGTACCTACATGCCGCACTCTCACTATCAATGAAGGCCACCGACCTAAACCTTTTCTTCTTTATATCTCCAGATATAACCATAGCTTTTAAGGCCGCATAACCTATAATTATCAGGTGTTTTTCTTTTATTGCTTTCCCGCCTTCCCAGAATATTCCCTGTCGTGCCTTTTTGCCAAAGAAATTATTATACTGAGTTAGGATCACATACAAATTACAACCTATCGCGTCTGCCAGGAATGGAGCTGCAAACAATGAACTTTCTTCAGCGAAAATAGCAACATCTCTCATACTAATACTCTTTTAAAAAACTCAACTAACTGCTTAAATAATGCATCCCCATTTTTTATATGATCAAATACTCCACCTCCGGGAATATTATTTATATCGATGAGGTAAAGTTTTCCTGTACTATTATCCCTTACAGCATCTATCTCTCCCAGGTCGAAGCCTGATTCTCTACAGAACCATTTAACCTTTCCAACTTCGTCTATTGAAAGGTACTCATCAGTCATGGCTGTATAGTATTTTCTCTCTGTTGATAACTCAACCTCAAAACTACCTTCAATGGTTTTGGTCTTTATAAACAAAAATGGTATTTGTCCTCTGAATATCGGGATACGAATATCATATATGGATCCTATCGATGATCTGTTATCGATAAGTTTCTGATATATCCACCCCTCCTTCTGGCTACATGGGGTCTTTACAAACTCCCCATCATGTGCTGATTGACGATTACTTTTACAAATGCAATATCCACGTTTTCTAGTATCGGCAAGACTACTATAACCAAATGCTGCTTTGAAATGACGCTCAACTGCCAATTTTGTCACATCATTTAGGTGTCTATTGAATACCAACCTTTGATCTTTTAATAATTTCTCCGAGGTTTTGTTAATATCTTTATGGTTCCAGTGTACAGCCACATCCCATTTAGAATTGATATCGTTAGTCAACTCATACCCTAGAGCCTTAAAATATTTTATAGTTTTACTAAGGGTGTGTCCCTGATGTTGAATGGGGGCGTCAGGATAAAAAAGTACTTTCATGGTTAATCCTCCATCTTTTTAATTTTATAAGAATTATCTCCTGGCTCCATAAATGGTTCGTAAAAATACTTGCCCTTCCTCATGCATATCCATTGTTCTGCAAAGTACCTGAAATCGTGATCAAGTGAGTCAATCTTAGGTAATCCGTCTATATGCTCCCTGTTAAACCACCAGAAATTACCCGAGAAATGATTTGGACTCCCTAAGAAATTTACAGCGGAGACATCATATCCATCAATGACTCTTTCATAGTGCTCCTTCCATCTATTTATAACAAATTCATTCAACCACCCTCTCCAGTGATTCATCCTTGTTATTAGTGGTGAAGTTACAGCTTTTGTATGAAAATAAAAGCCTACATAACTGGAATTATCGTCTTCAATTAACTGAATGGTCCGGAACTCGTAATCTTGAGGTTCTTCAGAATGATAACGAATGACCAGCTTTGGGTATATCTCTATGAAATACTTGTTTAGTAATTCCAACTCCTCATTGCTTCCTATGCATCCTATATTGATCTCCTCACATGCATCATAAAGACCGGAGTAGATAAGGATCCTCATTTGTTCTGAAATTATTGAGTACCAGTGGTTAATCGCGAAAATGTGCCAGAACCCCTTAATTACCATATCTTTATCTAATTAAATTTCCAAATAAATCCTTTACATGTTTTCTGTCTCCCATGACAAGTATTACTAATATCCCAAGATCCAGCATTCACCGCCTTTGTAGCTTCTGTTATAGAACGATAGGTTTGTATATATTCTCCTGATAAAGAATATTGATTAACGGCCTTTGCTTTTTTTGTATGTCTTCCTATTTTTAATAATGTCATTTTTGCTATTACTTCTGGAGAGTGCCGCCTTCCTTTATTCCTCCCTATTGCTGCTTTACTCATTTTTTGCCGGGTTTCTATAGAATACTTCTTACCCTTATGCGCCTTACTGACGGCTGCTTTTTGTTTATCTGAGCATACATATGAACCGTTTCTATTTCTGGTTTCTACTCCTTTTCTCTTACTTTCTTCAGAGGGAATTATTCCTATATGAGATTTAGATATTTTTTGTTTTGTTTCTTCTGTTAAAATTCTATTATAGCCACCTATACTTAAGTTCAGGCCAAAGGGATGTATGCAATCATATTCTTTTATGTATTTCTGTTCTAAACCATTCAGGATGTTAATTGCTAAAGACTTATCTATTTTCTCATCAACTATTTCTAAAATTTCAAATTAATGGTTTGTAAATCCATGTTTTTTAAAAGAATTAAGTAAAGCTGGAGTATCATTTTTATTACATCTTGATTCATGTTCTTTTTTCCGTCTTTCTATTGCAATACTCTGACCTATATAGATCATTCCAATAGGGGATGTTATTTTATAAATACCTCTCATTTTATGGGGTTTTCTCCGTTTTGCATCTTCTTAGCTACATCTTCCGGGCGCAGCTTTAGCCTCTCGTCCTCCATATAACGTAATATCTCATCCCTTAGATATGGGTTATTGTCCTGGTTGATAATCTCCATCATCGTATCTTCCAGCTCCATCTGTATGCTCCGGGCATCACTGATCCTCTTTGTCTCTCCTCCCATGATATCTACCATGAGTGTGAAATAACTGGCCTCTATGCTCACCAGGAAGGCATACTTGAAGTTGCGATGCAGCCGTACATACTCGACAATCTTCTTATTGACAACCCTATTCTTTCCTTTAAGTAGATCCTCAATAGGAGATTCAAACATCCCTCCTCCTATATCCTGAAATTCAACATCGTGTGCTGTTTCTACCTTACGCTTAAGTACATCTGAATATTTCTTACGATATGGCGAGTTTTTGTCATACATGCATAATATGTACTGCATCAACTTGTTATTATCAATCCCCTCTCCCGGGTTCAGCTTAAACGTTCTTACCTTGGATAGGTCTTTATAGAATTTTAATATATTGGTTCCCTCCGGTACCCGGACAGGATTATACATCATTGATGTAAATTCTTTATCTACAAATTGACTTTTCATTGTGTTTTAAGATCTCTTATAAATTTTGTTATCTCATTTAGTAATTTATCTGATAATATGATCTGTTCATGCCACCAAGGACATTCAGGATGATAGCAGTATTCTTCGATAAATAAATCCCATTTCAGTACTCCAATCTTTACCCCTTTTTTACTATCAGGGTAATCGTAATAACTATGCATCGCGTTCCAACTAGGCTTACCATCACATTCTTCTCCTTCTTCAAATCTGATTATATTACTGGTTATCTGATAATCCACTACTTTTCATAAATCGCTAATATATATCTGCGTTGAATCCTCCAATACTTACGTCCTCCATCGATCTTAGCATGTAAATCATACTCCAGGGGAATATCCGATATCCGTTTTAAAACGACTACATCATCCACAACGATATCTACTCCATTGTCCGTATGGTGTGAGTCCACATATTCTTCATTGGGTGTCCCGCAATGCGCAACCTTCCCATAAACAACATCTTTATTAGATTTTTCCCCCAGGTCTAATTGTATCAGGCCGACTTTCTCCATTCGCTCTTTCATCCTGATCTTCTCCGGATTATCTATAGGCTCTATCAGACAATAACCATTAACGGGTATTAACACACCATCCCTGACAATAGCATATATATTCTGGTAGGTAATAATCACATACCGGTCCTCTCCCTCAATGACAGCCTTATATGATTCAGGTCTGAAACAATTAACGACTGCCAGGTAATATAAAACTACCCTATCGCCCATCTTTACTTCGAGTGGTGTTTTCCATGGCATACCCAGATTAGGCTTGCCTGTATAAAGGAGATTAGTTGGTAATCCGTAAACCTCGCCTGTTACCGTTGCGTGCTTCTCGGGATCAAATGATGTATCCAGGTAGATCTCTGAACCATCCTTGAATTTTATTGACTCATTAGTTTTATCCAGTTTAATGAGAACATTATTGCCGAATGTCTTTCTTGGTTTCATAGTCTTTATTTTTTATTGCGACCACCTGGCCGTCAATCTCTTGAAATCGTATATGTCCTTTCTTCTCTAACTTTCTCCAGTGTTCCAGAACTTGTCTCTTTGCTGCCCTGTTCATATTATTGAACGCAGTAAGCTCATTCTTATTGAGATTAATACGCTGGCCCTTATACTCGAGTACAGTATAAAAGTTTTTAAGATCCAACTCCTGAGCTTTGAATTTAGGCTTTTCCTTCGGTAGTGGTGTTACCGGTCTATCCCAAAGCCATTGTTTAAGGAATCTAAAAAAATTACCGATGACCGACAATATTCTCATTTCTTCCAGTCTGGATGAGGTTCGGGAGTCTGATTCCTAAATCTCTCATTAAGATCAGCTATCTCCGCTAACCCTTCTTTACGGATCTCGGGCCTGTTACTCTTAACCTTTACTGCAGCTACCGCCATAACATCCTGTATTAATTTTTTAGTAACACGCTCAGGCTTTTTGAGAATTTTCTCAATCTCTTTAACCTCCTTACTTTTCTTAACCACCTCCGGAACCTCCACCTTCGGAATACTAGCTGTAGATTTACTCTGGTCCACTAAAATATTTCCTCTTGATGATTTTTTAGGAACTGTCTTTTTTGAAACCACTAAGTTAACTTTCTTTTTAGCCATGATAATTATTTTTTTTGTTGACAATTTCTCATATCAAAATTACACCTTTTTTCTTAAATGGTTGGACATTATAATATTCAAGATTATTCTCTACAATAAAATTATTTCTAGCATTTACCGCAGATTCAATATTTTTAAATGATCCAAGGTAATATCTAACCCGATTAATGCCAATTATAGATTTCCACTTTTTCTTATCCTTACACCACACAACCCCAGTATATCCGGATGTGTTATTATTTGTAGTAATAGCTGTATAATTACGAGATCGATGGTATTTTCTCCTATTAAGAACCTGAACTCTTTTACTTGCCCATCTTAGATTACCAGGGACGTAATTACCATCATTATCTATTCGATCAAGGGAATAAGTTGGTGTTCCATAGTAAGGAAGTAATTTAATATAATCTATAAAGGCTTTTGGATCTCCTATCCAATTTTTCCATATAGAAATACCCCTAGCACCATAATATTTATAGTTGTGATCTTTTTTGCTATAACACCTAGCCCTAATAGTATTAAATATCAAATACTCTTTTTGATAAGACAGTCCATGTTTGTAGTTACATTTCATAATAGATAGGGTTTAAATGTCAGATCCCTCTCTGTTTCCAGAGAAGGATCCTCCATCATCTTGCTATGAAACAAGAAAGCAGAACTACCGTCGGCATCGGTATTCTCTACAAAGGTATATCTTTTTTCTTGTATCATAATTTTATAGGTAGTTAATTCACTACTTTATCATCATCTCCATAAGTCTTTAGGTACTCTTGAAATTCCTTATCCTTTTTATCCTCCTTAAGTCTTAATTTCTTATTTTGTTTTAAAATCAAATTTTCCCTCTTTATTCTTAACTTCTTCCTTTCTTTATCTTCTTCTCTTTCTTCTTTGTTGTCGCTTGCTTGTCGGTTGTTTGTCGGTTGTTTGCCAGCTAGCTTGTCGTTTTGCTTGTCGTTAAAGTCATCCATGGATTGATAATTATCATAATTACAGATAGTTATAATACTATATTTGTTTGTCGATTTGACTGCTATTTCGCCTGTCGATTTTAGCCTACTTATACAAGTGCGCAGAGATCGTACTGAAATACCAGTATTTTTACTTAGAGATTTTAATCCAGTGATAATCTGACCTCTCTTTAAAGGGATCCCTCTCCAGTCTCCATCCTCATATCTTGCCTTTAATAGTAAGTACGAAAACAGATGATACATATAAGGAGATGTAAACCATTCCCATTTTAAAAATTTTCGATGTGTCTTTATCCAGCCTTCCATAATTTACGGTTTTATGGTAAAGTGCAACTCCGGAGCCGTAATGGAAATTCTGAGAGAATAACCCTCCGGAGCGCACTTTATTTATATTAACTTATTAAGGTGTGTATTTATTACCTAATTGTTCAAACGGAGCTTCCAGGTCATTATCGATGATATACTTCTTTATCCTACCATGTAGCTCTGGTGCTTCTATCTGTAGGCGCATACTCACTCTCCTCATCATACTATAGTCTTTCTTGGTAGTTCCCCATAGATGGGTGTACTTAATGATATTTTCGATCTTAGAAGCATCCTTATCGATGACCTCAACCCTTTTCCTCATCTTATGCATCTTAATA